CGCCGGCCCTTTTCTCCATTCTCAATCGTGATCGTCAGGTGGTTCGACTCAGCCTTGGACACCGAGAACGTGATCGTGTCATCGTTCGTCACCGTCTTCACAATACGGTAGAAGTGATCCGTGTTCAGGCCCACACTCAGCTTCGGGGCCTTGTTGTTGTACTCATACTGCTCAAACTTGTTCGCATACAGTCTCATGTGTGTCAGGACTGTACGGGAATTGTCCATGGCGATCATGCGGATCCCATCCTTATCAAACACCAGGCTCATCTCCACCAGCATAGACTTCAGACCCTCGGCGAGGGTGCGGATGGGCGACGTCTGCACAGTCTTGGCAATCACTAGGTCGTCTGCGTCGCGGCTCATTTATGTATGCTTGAGGCTCGGTGTCTAAGTTCTTCTACGCACTCGGCGTATCCACATTACTCACTGTAGGCAAAAATTGCTAGAGAGAAGAGACTGAGTGCAATCGCTAACCACTTGAGACCCTTGATGCTCTCTCTAAAGAAGAAGACACCTGTCAGAGTGACCAGAATGTTGGATGCCAAGTTCCAGATCAAGTTTGTTGTGACCATGTTGGAATGCGTCATCGCCTTCAGGAAGACATACGGTTCAAACGCATACAGCAACGTAGCCACCGGAAGTCCAACCCCATACGCCAGCTTTCCTTGGTCCACCAGTTTCAATGTCCCCATCATACTGATATCAATCAGAGCCATCACGGTTCCAAAGACGATTGGAAGCATATCAAACTTCCCCACCGTCCAGTTCACCGATTTGATTAGTCCGTCCACAAAGTCCTTCATTACTTCTTCACAAGGAAAGGAAGAAAGAAGAGAACGACGATTCCGATCAGGACCACGATGTCAATGGTGCGCACGAGCTTCTGCTCACGTTCCGGCAGCTCCATAAAGGCCTTCATGTACTCCGGCGGCTTAGCCCAGCCCCACATCCAGCCAAGAAAGGTGGGCTTGAGTCGATCCTTGCAATCGTAGATCATATCGTACCACGCAAGAGAAACATACGCAACACACGCCAGCAGGAAAGCCATGAGAATACGGTGGGACAGGGGCTTAAAATGGGGCATCCAGTACACAATCAACACAAACAGGGAAAACACTAAGCACTTGGGGTTAAGTGTAAGGTGTGTTCCAAATAATCCGGCGGCCATTACTTAGTATACGTGATATAAATCAGAGAGTACATGCCCAAGAGTGCTTCTAACGCAATGACACTATACGGCAGAACTAGGTCATTCAGTTCAGCCAGTAAAACAGTGAATGTCATCATCAGGGAATCTGCGAGCAGAATTGTGAATCCACCTTCATCTGCGTAGCTCTTGAAGACATCAATCATTTTGTTATGACCCTGAGGGAGACCCCGGATAACGACAAGGTAAAAGAAGATATCATGAACTAGCTGAACAAAAATCGCAGCCGCCACCAAGGCAAGACCGCGTGCATTCGGAAACAGAAGAATTGCGATCAACACACCGATCATAAGACTGAACACATCGGCGGCTACAGCAGCGAGCCCAAACTTATCGTACCAAAGCGTTACAGCACCCGTGGGAGGCAGGAACCAAACGTGTTGACCTGGAGCCACCTTGGCGCTCACTATGACGACAAAGTCTACCCATGTTGCCGCCGCCAAGAGAGAGATCAAACGCATTACTTCTTACGCTGGGTTTTTCCATGAGCCATGCGGGCCGACTTCTTACGCGAGACGATACGACCCCACTTGTTCATCTTGAGGTCGGCCTTGGTGAGACCGCCCGTTGTATGGTGAGCCGTTCCATGCATGACTTGAGCGCGAGATCCGATTGCGTGCATTTGTTATAGCAACTAGAAATAATGACGAGGGTAGCCTTCGTCTCTTTTGCAAACGGAGTATACCTCGAAGCGCAGAAACGGCTTGTGGCGTCTGTTAGGAGATTTGGATATGAGATCTTTACGTACACCACGCCGGAATCCATCGGAAGTCCAGCTCATGCGGACTCACCGTATGAGTTCAAACTACATGCGATACGCGCGGTGTATATGAAGGGGTACGACATTGTCATTTGGTGCGACAGTGTCATTCAGCTTCTTCGTCCGATCGGCGGATGGATCCCAGAAATTGAAAAACGAGGTGTCTACTTACAGCGCGATGGACATCGTTTAGGTAACTGGGCAAACGATAGAGCACTTGCGGCGTTTGGAATTCAACGGGATGATGTTATGGAGTTGGAGTCTACAATCTACGCGTGCGTAATGGCATTTGACTTTAGACATCCAATCACCAAGCAGTTCCTGTATCGGTGGAAGGACTGTGCAGACAAGGGGCTGTTCAAAGGAAAGTGGCACAATCGGGATCGAACTGAAAGCCAAGATCCCCGATGCGAAGGACATCGTCACGACCAGACCTGTGCAGAACTTGTGGCTCGCGAGCTTGGACTTCAGCCTGGACCTCGTGTGATGCGTATTGATTCAGAAGCGACTCCAGACAGGTACTTTACGTCGAGGCGGTAAACTTCACCAATCCCGTACCCGACCAGTGCCCCTTGGCTGTCAGGTCCGTCTTGAACTGAGCAGGGATCCTTGACCAAAAATTGGTGCGCATTCCCTCAAAGTGATGAATGTCGTCGCAGACCAACATACCCTTGAAGTTGTTATCCCGCAGCCACTCGTAGAAGATATACTCATCCTTCCCTTCGTGCGGATCAATGTCAAGGAAGATCAGCGGACTTGCAAGAATGCGATCCTTCCACTGTTCCCGTTCAGGTGTGTCCGTGACGATATTCGCAAGGTGGTATGTAATATTGGTCCTCTGCGGAAGAGAGAACGAGTGCGCCAGGTCAAAGGAGTGAACCGTGTTTGTCGGATTAAAGGACAGAGCAAGAGCCGAAGCACCCATCCACGTTCCAATATCAAAAATCTCCTTTCCGTTGACCTCCTGACTCAACGTCTGAAGAAGGCGGTAGTGTTCCTGTCCAGCCGGACGATTAAATACATCCGGGCTCAGAACACATCCGGACAGATCCATTTACATTAGCCGTGAGAAAACTGTCCCTTCACGATACCGCGAACGGGATCATCTGTGTGCTGCTCAGAAATATGTGAAATGCCTCGTTGAACTACATATCCTTTCAGTCGACCTTCGGCAAGACCGCACGCAATACAAAGCCCGAACACTCTCTCGAGTGTTCCGGCGATGTGTCGGGTTTCGTTGTTGAGAGACTTCAGTATACCTTCGGTCGCGTGTTCTACGAATGGCATTATGTGGAGGAAGAAACCAGTAGGAATAATGAATGTATGGTAGAGAAAGATGGGATACTTCGATAAGGCTTCAAATGTATGGGTCGTGCCGTAATACAAGTTGTAGGTGTCCAGAAAACAGCCAGTCCAAAAAGAGTATGGATAGTAATTCCACACATCTTCAATCTTGTAGGGGAAATATCCGTACACACATCCGTCAGTTAATGCAGGTATACTCGCCCTACTAAATCGCATATCGTATTGTCCAAATCCTATAAACCTGGATTGGAGATACTGTTGGTTCCGGTACAGGTGGAAAAAGACGCTATTTTGATAAAAGTTATTCATCTGATACATTGGATTGTGAACGGGCATATTGTATTCGTACAGGATAGGCGAATCAAGCATGCTAATGGGCACCGACTTAGGCACAGCTGCGTTTACACCAATCCATACAAATAGACTGTTCCGTTCATGTTTCAGAAAGGCAGCTGTATTGCTTGGATAGAGGTCTTTATGAAAGACGATGTAGAATGTCAGATCACGCGTCATTGCTATCTACTCAGCTTAAATCGTCCGTCGATGAACCCCGCAGATTGAAGGGCTGGCACACCATCAACAAAGTTGGCGCCATCCACCTTTCCACAATGGAACCTCTCTGTGAATGGAAAGGGAAACTCCATGACGTGCTCGCCTTTCAGCCCACGTTGGTTACTGTAATGAACCAATAGGCGACTCTTTACACACGGATATATGTAGGATCCAAGAAAGCTCTGATCTACGCCATCTTTGCCATATCCAAGATCAATCGGATCCTTCAAGTACATTTCAAACAAAGCCTTAACGCCAACCCCTGCTCCCTTATGCATTCCCCACAGCCCTGCAAGGATTCTCGCATTGTGCTCGTTGTGATCACGAATACCGTGAGCAACAAACTGTGGCTTGCTCAAAAAGTCATTGATTGCCCAGCGATCCTTCCAGTGAACTCGACTATCTGCATCCCGGACGAACATCGTCTCCACGTCAGGTTCATCGATCGCAAAGAGTCGCTCAATCCGATTGATACCTCCCATCTTCCCTGTATGCTTGAGAACCACATTCGGGTAGGCCCCAACGTGTTCAAGAAATCCAGACTCAACGTCGGGAGATACATAGAGATACACCTTCCAATCTGGATAGTGAGTAGCAATCAGTTGAACATTCTGAATCATCGGAAGCGGATAATATCTTGGGTTAGGTGGTCCATATAAGCAAAAAGAGAATACCTTTACCATTATAATGATCTCGGGAAAGGGATTTTCAGATTTGTGTACGTGGAACTATGACCCAAGGTACCGTGACCGCCCCTTTTTGCACTGGGGATCAAGAGCAGGTGACTGGGTGTTTATTAACGGAGATCACCTTGATCAGTTCCTGAACATTCGCCTTCCAACACCCAAGCGGTTCAATCTTGTGATTCATAATGCAGACAGACCGTTTGACGAGATTCGCCTCGCACGGACACTGCCTAGGGCCATTCACATCTATGCTATCAATACGACCGTCACGCATCCCCAACTAACAACCATTCCTCTCGGGTTCCCGGACAGCGGTCTGAAGCACCTCTCAGGCATTGTTCCGTCTGCCGATCGTCACATTGAAATCTACTCTAACTTTTCGGCTGGAACCAACGTTGTAGCTCGCGCCGAGTGTCTGAAGGCATTTGAAGGGGATGCCCGAGTTGTTCGCAAGGATCCTGCTGGGCGGGCGCAACCTGAATACTATGCGGATATGTGTCATTCAAAGTTTGTGCTCTGTCCCACCGGCACCGGTCTTGATACGCATCGGGTCTATGAGGCCCTCGCGTGTGGAGCGACACCCGTCGTGCTTCATAGCTCACTCGACCATCTCTATTCCAAGCTGCCAGTCTGTATTCTTGACAAGTGGACAGATCCGTTGTTTGTTCCCGATGGAAATGCTGATCTGAGTGTTCAAGCCTTTCTCCGGTGAGACGGATTAATCCAGATCTCATTATGATGAAGAGTTTCACTAAAGACGAATCCGTTTGCGAGTAAAATCGTATCGCATCGTTCTTTATACTCTCCCGTCTGGGTTTCAATACAGATAAGGTAGACTGGAATACTCCAATCCATTGTTTCAAGGGCTTCGTACTCAGATCCTTCTACATCAAGAGACCAAAAGTCGATCCGCTTGACGCCTGCATCATGTAGAACAGAATCTAAGCGCCTAGATGGAACCTTGATGACCGGAACGTTGCCCTTGTGCCAACCGTTAAAGAACTCGTCCGTCGTATTCTCCTTGACAGAGCTGACCGCATCATTTACATAGATTTCAATGTCTCCCTCTGTTTTTGATATGGCAACTTGATACGACTTTGCATTCGGTCTATTCTTGCGAAGATCGTTAAACGAGGATGGTATAGGCTCAATCAAGACACCTTTCCACTCGAGCCTGTCTTCGAAGAACTTCGTATTTGAATACTTGAGTCCGTCAAGTGCACCCATCTCTAGAAACACGCCATTGCGAACAGACGGAAAGTAGCGCTTATGGATGTGCTCGTCTTCACCCAGTTGACCGTAGTAAAGTCGACCACTCGTAAATCGCCCGTTTAGAAGGGATAGCTTCATTGTAGTAACGCTACATTTTGGACAGCCTATTACACACTAAAAACACAAACCTAGCAATGAATCGCGCTGCAGTTATCACGGGTGTTACTGGACAAGATGGATCCTACCTTGCCGAGTTGCTCCTGAGCAAAGACTACGATGTGTTTGGGATCGCTCGCAGGACATCTCGCTCCAACACGGAACGGATTGCCGGGATTCTCCAGGACCCCCACTTCTTCCTTCGCGAGGCAGATCTGTGTGATGCAAACTCTCTTCGGACTGTGTTTGAGGAGGTTGCCAACTACCATCGGATTGAGGTCTACAATCTCGCAGCGCAATCTCACGTTCATACGTCCTTCCGTCAGCCTGAATTCACAGCTGACGTAGACGGTCTTGGCCCCCTTCGTATTCTGGAGATCCTACGATCCATGAAGCTGGAGCAGGCTCGTTTCTACCAAGCATCCACCTCGGAGCTCTACGGCAAAGTAGTCGAGACACCGCAAAGCGAGACAACCCCGTTCTACCCACGGAGCCCCTACGGGTGCGCGAAGCTCTACGCATTCTGGATTGTCAAGAACTACCGTGAAAGCTACGGGATGTTCGCCTGCAACGGTATTCTGTTTAACCACGAGTCCGAGCGCCGTGGTGAGGAGTTCATTACTCGCAAGATCACCAAGGGGGTTGCGCGACTGAAGAAGGACCCCAACTTTGTTTTGGAGCTTGGAAACCTGGACGCCAAGCGTGACTGGGGACACGCACAAGACTATGTATATGGAATGTGGCTGATGCTTCAGCAAGACGTTCCAGATGACTTTGTGTTGGCAACCGGCGAAGTGCACTCCGTTCGTGAGTTTGCCACACTTGCGTTTGCCGCAGCAGGACACACGATTACGTGGCAGGGAACGGGCGTTAATGAAATTGGTGTGGATGAGACTGGGCGTACAGTCGTGCAGGTCAATCCCGACTTTTATCGTCCAGCTGAAGTGGATTTGCTTATTGGAAATCCATCCAAAGCAAAGACCTGTCTTGGGTGGACAACAACTGTCTCCTTTCAAGAGCTGGTTACTCGTATGACGGCGGCGGACAGTAAAACGCATACGGCGCAGGATCAATCTTCTTGAGAATCTCAAGATACGTCAGTCCATCGCAGCGAATTTGCTCCGCCGCCGCTTTGTTCACGAAATCTAGGTCCGCGTACCAATCCTCAAAGGCTCCGTACGGTTCAGTAGGGCTGTCGGGCATGACCACATCTGCGCAAATGAGCGAGTATCCGTGATTTGTCAGAACTTCACGAATGTAGTCGCGGGTCGCAGTGCCAAACCGATACTGATCGTGCTCAATCGTCATGGTCGCAAAGCGAATCTTGTCCCAAGGGAAGTGTGCCACTGCTGGCATGGTTGCCTCGTCGACATCAAAGGAGATGTAGTCAATCGTGTTCTGCATGAACGGGTGCTCTCCTACTACCGTATGCCATTTCACGTTCGTCGCGTCCGTGCAAAGAAAGGGGTTCTTTCTCTTCTTGGCAAACTCCTCGCTAAAATTCTGATAGTCAATGGACAGACCCGTCCAGCCCTCCATCTCAAGAGCATACGTATTGTTGTGATACGTGGGACGGAACGAACCGATATCAAGATACGTTCCCGGGCGACGCACAAGATGACGAGGAAAGACGTCTTGACCCGCTTGACTCAAGGACAGTATGGGCATTTAGCTACTTAGTGTGATCCCACTGTAAACAACATCTAGGCCAGACTTGACCTACATTTTGTTTTTGGTTTCTTGGCTGATTTCTTGGTTGCCTTGTAGGGCGTCTAGTTGCTGTACGCAAGACCGCCCATGCCGGACATCACGCGCAGCACGTTGTAGTTCACCGCGTAGACGCGCACCTGAGCCGTGCGGCCCGAGCGCACCGTGTTCACGGACACCGTCAGCTGGAGGGTGGCCTTGTCGATGCGCGAGAAGTTGCAGGTGCCCGACGGCTGGTGCTCCTCCGGCTTCAGGGCAAACGAGTACACGTTGATACCCTGAGCAGGGGTGCGGCTGTGGTGCTGGTACGGCTGCACGCGGGAGAAGTAGCGGCCCTCGCGCTCCGTGAAGCGGTCCTGACCGTTGAGCTGCAGCTTGGCAACCTCCACCGGGTTCTTGCCCTCGCACTTGACTCCGGAGTCCAGGATGACCTTGGCGAGCAGGTAGTTCGTCGTGTCCTCGAACACGATGCCCTGGTCGCCGGCCGCCGAGTTGGTGTCGAGCCACGACGCGCCGTTGAGCGACGGGCCAAGACCCGGGGTACCGATACCGCCCGGAAAGTAGGGGCCCGAAGGACCGTCGCCCGCCACCGTAGGGACCGTTCCCGTCGTGCCGCCCGTCGCCAGCGAGCCGCGGGCCAGGACGTCCATCACGATGCCCTCCGTGCTGAAGTCATCCGTGTAGTTGAACGGCTGGCAGCCGTTGACCTCGTTGATGAAGGGCTGGTTAGGCGTGCAGTCCACGAACGAGTCGCGCTGGACGACCCACACGAGCTCCTTGACCGGGTGGTTGAAGTTGAGCTGGATCTTGTTGGACGACGACGTGATCGCCTCGGCACCCGTGAACTGCAGCTGCTCAATCAGGTACTCGTGCGTCTGCTGGGCGAAGCGGCGACGCTCCTCCGTGTCGAGGTAGATGTAGTCGATGTACAGCGACGCGGCCGTGAGCGACTGGATGCTGACCGCCGGCGGCACCGAGGTCGCGAGCTCGTAGTAGGTGCAGTTGATCCACTGCTCGAACTCCACGTTGATACGCACCTCGTGGTACTGGAGCGCGATCAGCGGGATCGCCAGACCCGGGTTGCGGCAGAACCAGAACTGGAGCGGGATGTACAGCGTGCGGGCCGGCGTGCCCGAGCGGGGGGCGCACGTGTTCGTCAGCTCCGAGCCGGCGCACGAGGCATCCAGCGCATAGCCGCGACGATCCTTCATCAGCACGAGGTCGTGCGTGTTGCCGATCATGTCGTTCAGCGCCTCGATCGTGCCCTTGTCCTGAGACAGCTGCGTCCAGATCTGCATCCAGTCGCCATACTGGCGATCGATGCGCTGGCCGCCAATCTCCAGCTCCACCGTCTTGACGAGGCGGTGACCGATGAAGTTGAGCCAGCGGAAGCGGTTCAGCGAGGTAGACGGCAGGTCCACGGCCGGAAGAACCACCTGGAGGTACGTGCGGTACATCAGGTCCGCGTTACGGTTGATGACGGCCGTCACGCGCTTGTTGAAGTCGGCCTGGCCGTTGAACGTCACCTCAATGGACTCCATCGCGAAGTTGGTATGACGCTTGTACAGGACCTTCCAGAACGTGATCTGGGGGGAGCCCGAGATGTAGATATCCTGCGCACCATAGCTGACGAGCTGAAGAAGACCACCACCCATATTGATTGTTTGATAGAGCGCAATATTATTTTTGCCGGCTGAGGCGACGCGCCAATGTCCAACGGTGTTGCGTTGGAGGTTGGGGTGTTTCTAAGTTGTTTAGTATGTCTTGGATCTGCGGCTACGGCGACGGCGGCGGCGAGTGCGGCCACCCTGCGGACCTCCCACTTTTTTCCCAAATACATCCCGTTTAGGTTCACCTGTGCCGGCAGGGATAGGGTTCAGCTTCTTCTTCTGGTTCTCGAGGGTCTGGGCGTCCGTGTTGGGGGGCAGGTCGCCTCCACGCTCTTTCCGAGTGTATCTACGCATTGCTTCTAGCAAAGATTTTACGCCTTGGAGAGGAGGTGAGCCTTCTTGGCGCGGGCACGGAGCGTCGCCTTGCGGCCGCTGGACTTGAGGCCGTGGGACTTGAGGACGCGCTTGAGGGCCTTGGCGGACGGGCCCTTGCGGGTGCGGCGGCGACCACCACTCGTTGCGCCAGAACTAACGGAGGCAGGAGAGAGGGTAGAGGGCATTTTGTTTTAAGGGTGAGACAAACTTTCAGGATGAACGCGAAAAGGAAAAAATGGAGCCTGTGTCTATTGGACTTCTTGTTGGGTTTTTGCTCGTTGGCATCTTTGGGGTCTATGGATGTCTCGTGAGAAAGCGGGTGGGGGTGCCGAAGTCGCCGTCCTCTGAGAATCTAGCAGATATGGCTCCTCAAGAGGACCCTACTCATCAGGAAAGTTAATGTGATTTGATTACAATGTGCTACAGCAAGGAGTCAAGTTTGTACACCTCTATGGTGTCGTTTGTTGCTATCGTGTACTTGCTGAGTTCAGGAATACCCCACTTTCAATGGCTAGGCGTGTCTCTGACTGGGTGGTGCGCGATGCAGTTTGCAGAGTTCCTCCTGTGGTCGGAGAACCCACGCGAACAATGCACGGACACGAACAAACTCGTAACCGCAACGGTTGTTCCAGCTGCATTGTTTCTTCAGGGCGTGTCTGCCATGCTTGGCGCCTTTTTCGTCTATCCTGCAAGCGTGCTCAAGCCATATGCTGTCGGATCCTTAGCGGTTTCAGCTGCAACTGTCTACGCGATGCATTTCTACAATGCCGATAAGATGTGCAGTGTCGTTACAAAAGAAGGACATCTGAACTGGAGTCGCAGATTGGACTGGAGTGTCGCGTCTCCCGCCGAAATAACCTTTGGATATTACTACTGGGCATTCATCATCTTTGCTCCTCTTCTCTTTCTTTGGAACCGTAGTCTTCTCTTCCTTGCGGTCTTTACCATTCTTCCAGCTATCGGGTTCTTCTATGGACAAACCACGGATTCAGGAGCATCCATTTGGTGCTACTATACGAGCTGGTCAAGCGCCGTCGCTGCGTTTGGCTTGTTTTTGAAGCAAGCAGGACTCTATGATGTACTGCGAGCTTGAACTACTCAAGAATCAGTTTCGGCGTGATGTGCATGGCCTCCAACTCCTGCATCCACAACTTCATCGCGTAGGGGATGGTCTTCATCACGAAGTCCGTCTTGTTGCCACACGCACCGCACGAGTAGATTCCCTCTACGGGATTGACCACAGCCAACGTTCCGCAGCTCTTGCAAAGACCCGTCTTGAAGGGGTCGGAGACATCCATCAGACGCTCCTTGGTAAACACCGAGATACCGTGTGACAGCATACAATCGCGTTCCATCTCACCCACACGCAGACCACCATCACGGGACCTGCCCTCGCACGGCTGGCGGGTCAGCGACACAATCGGACCCCGAGCGCGGGAATGCTTCTTGTCAATGACCATGTGCTTCAGGCGCTGGTAGAAGGTGGGACCCATGAAGATCTCGGCCTGCATCATCTCACCCGTCTGTCCATTGTAAAGGATCTCGTTGCCGTAGGGATGCATACCCATCTCCACCATGTGCTTCTTCAAGTCCTCCACCTTGAGGTGAGAATACGGCGTGCCATCGCCCAGTGTTCCCTTGCGCACACCGATCTTACCGAAGATGTTCTCCATCAACTGAGCAATCGTCATGCGGGACGGCACAGCGTGAGGGTTCATGATGATATCCGGACGCAGGCCCGTGGACGTGAAGGGCATATCCTCTTCCTCCATCAGCATACCAATCGTACCCTTCTGACCGTGACGAGAGGACACCTTGTCTCCAATTTGCGGAATGCGCTCCGAGACCGTGCGCACCTTGATAAATGGGTAGCCATCCGAGTTCTTGTCCTGCCACACGCCATCAATACGGCACTTCTCAGAGTTCTTGTGTGTTGTCGAGGCATCTCGGAATGCATACCCTGCTGCATCGTTCCGCAAGTTCACCACCTTACCGATGATGACATCGTTCTCATTGATGACCGAGTTGATGATCGGAAGCCCATTGTCCGACACGGCTGCGTAGCTCGTGTTCTTGTACTTGCGCGTATTGTGCTTTTGCGGCTTCATAAACTTCTCCTCCCGACCCGAGGTCACGTTCCGGTGCTCCTCGTCCTTGTACATTCCGTAATACAGACCGCGGAAGAACCCGCGCTGGACTGCAGACTTGTTCAGAATCACTGAGTCCTCCTGATTGTATCCGCCGTAGCAAGCAATCGCCACAATTGCATTCATTCCAAAGGGCATCTCGTGCATCTTCAGAATGTTCATGGCTCGTGTCTCCACAATCGGACGAGCGATGGAACAGAGGACATAGGCATTCTTGTCCAGACGCTTAGCAAAGTTGCCAGCGTAGACACACATCGCCTGCTTGCCCATGGCGGACTGGTAGGTGTTACGAGGCGACTGATTGTGATCCGACAGGGGAATCGTAGACGCCATGTGGCCCACAATCAGAGACGGGTGAATCTCGTAATGCGTGTGGGCAGGTGTCATCTCAGCGTGATTCATGGCAATCCGCAGTGTCTCTGTCTCCGACGAATCAACATAGTCAATGGACGACTTGCACCACTCGTTCCAGTTAGACGTGTCCTGCGGAGGCGTCATGCCGATTCGAAACACAGGGCGGACACAGCGACCACCGTCCGTCTCCACTGAGATACCATTCATCAGCGTATACCAAGCCACCGAAATATGCGGATGCAGTCGGCGACTCTGCTTTGCGGCCCGCAGGCGGACAACTAGAGTGTGAGGATCCTTCGTATATCCAACAATCACACCGTTTACGGTAATGGATGTACCCTCGTAGACTTGAGGTGTGGTGATCCACTGAATATCGGTCATCTCTCGCAGATAATGAATAACCGTAGTGGAGGGTGTGTGCTGAGAGATTGAGGTCAGCAAGCTCATATTCTTCACAATGCCCACCGAATGGCCCTCGGGTGTTTCTACGGGACACATAAATCCCCACGAGGTGCCATGAAGCTTACGAGGTGCCAAGAGCTTCCCTGACTTTTCCACGGGCGTCTGAATGCGACGAAGGTGGCTCAAGGTCGCAGCGTAGGACATGCGGGCCAGCACCTGCGAGACACCCACCTTTGTAGCATTGGACATGGCGGCCGCCGAGCCAAGACCCTGCACCGCAAAGTTGCCCGTTGCCAATGCCTGCTTCAGCTTGCCTTCAATGGCCGAGACCTTCAGAATCTTGTAGAGATTGTTGCCATTGAGAACATCCATCGGACGCGGACCACCCTCACCTCGCTTCCACGAGTCATTGTTCACCTCCTGCACAAACTCATTGCGAGTATCGTTGCATACCTTCTGAAAGAGCTGGCGGAACAGATGGGTCAGCAGAGCACCCGTGGTCACCACACGCTTATTCGGGTAGGCATCACGATCATCCAGCGGAATCTGCTTGCAATATGTCAGCAGAAGCCTGCGAATCATAGAGCCCATCAGCATAGCCTTACGAGCATTGTGAACAGGCGTGGTTGTCAGCTCCTCTGCAAATCGCACGTGAGGAAGAAGCTCTGAGTTCAGAAGCTGCCGAACATACGCACACTTGTCCTCCTGATTGGTTCCATACTGGAGGTGGTTCGTGAGATACTGAACGGCTTCCTGCTGCGTGAACACCCGAAGTTCGGCTGCGTCACGGAACGAAGCCGCCAACAGCTCCGCGTGAAGATCCGTCTCATTTCCCCACACGATATTTGTGATGGCGCGATCCGTCAGAACGCCCAGAGCACGAAAGTACACCACAACTGGAATGTCCTCTCGGAAACGAGGCACGCACGCCGTGAGTGGATTGCCATATCCATTGAACTTAGAGCTCAACCTGATCTCCAGCTTCTTCGGAGGCATCGTGAACGACTCGTGAAGAGACTTGATCTCCACCGAATGCGTGTGCTTGGACGCCGACTTCTTGTTCTGAAAGATCATGATCCGATTGTCTGCCACCTTTTCCTGACACAGAATCGTGCGCTCTGACCCGTGAATAATGAAATATCCCAGAGGATCGTGGGCACACTCTCCGTACTCTGCCAGACTCATAGGGTAATCCTTCAACAGGCACAAGCTAGAGCCTAGCATCACGGGCAGCTTGCCCAGCGAGATACCCTCGAACACATGCGACTCTTCATCGTAGGTGTCCAGCAGTGGTCCCTTGTACGTCCGCACAAGAAACCGAATGTCCACGTACATTTGTGCGGCGTAGGTGAAGTTGCGAATGCGTGCCTCCATGGGCAACATCGGCTTCACACGCCCAGTGGCCTCCTGAATACGCGGCTTGATATAGGATACATTCTCAAAGGACAGCTTGAACTCATACTTGTACTTCTTGATCGCCTCATCCTGCTCATGCCATACCGTGATGGGCGGCGTAGACTGCATGATCAGGGGAATCTTGTGGCGAACAAAGTCCTCATAGGAATCCAGCTGGTGATCTACCATACGGCGGACACCATTGCTGAAGTAGGCGCGAACTGCAGTCCATTCGTTGATGTTGGGGGTGGGGGGCGACAGAGGAGCGACTGAAGGGAGCGACGTCATGGTATCTATTGGTGGTGTCTTCCCTGTAAATAAACTCATCCGTTTTGAATAAGCGATGTCCGGCGTCAAAATTCAGAAAGTAGGGCACACAGAGCCGGAAGCAAAGCGTCCAGTGACTCGGCATAGATCAATGCGAACATTTCCCCGTGGTGTGATGAAAGGAACCCGAACCCGTGGAGGCAGCAATGAAATTGTACCCGTCAAGGACCCTGCCCGACCCCCACCGGTTCGCAAGGGGACCCTGAGAATTCTGACAAAGAAGGGAGCTGAGGTTCGCCGGAGAACAATCAAGAAGACCGTGAGCAATATGAACGACAGTGTTGTCCGCGCATCCCTGAAAAAGTCCAATATCAACCTCAGTCCAAAGACGCCGGCTCACATTGCGCGTGAGATCCTTGAAGGCGGCATGGAATCAGGAATGATTGTCCCCAAGTAAAGTAATGACGTCCATTTGGGGACCCCTTGGCTGGATGGCCTTGCACTCCGTGTCCTCGTGCTATCCAGATTCGCCTCTTCCAGCAGAGCGCACTCTGGTCTATACGTGGCTTGATATGTTTCAGTCTACGATTACGTGCCCGAGCTGCAGAGAGCATTTTGGACAGTCGCTGAGCGGATACCGACGGTTGCATTCGGAGATGTTGAATTCGCGCACAGACTTTATGCTTGCTGTGTTTCGGCTTCACAATACTGTCAATCGCAAACTGAACAAGCCCGTGTACACAAGTGTTGCTGATTGTTTTGAACAGCTTCGTACCAATGTGAAAACCCGCTCTGCCCGTGAATACCGTGGGGCCTACCTCAATCACATTCGGCGCTTTTGGAGGACCATGCAAGATGCGTCAGGGTTCGCAGCTCTCAAAAAGATTAATGAAATGTCAAAAATTGAGGTAGACTATGTTCAGCGCCACGAGAACAACTTTGAAGAGTCTATTCCCGAAGCCAATGTGCTTCCCATTGGACCGGCTCTAGAAGCCGTACTTCCCGGAGCTGAACAGCCGCCTCCTATCCGGTTCGACACACGCTCGGTTCCTCGTATGGGTCTCGTCAATGGTCGGTTTCAAGCAAGAAGGTGAGTGGACACACGGGTTGGCTCTTGCATGGGGTTCCATGGCAAGGAGATAAACGGATCGGTTTCCCATGCGTAGGCTTTCATCCATGGATGCCGAGAGTCGCGTCCTTCCTCATAGAATTCATCCGGAAACGTGCCCCGACCAGGGAGAATAAAGTCCAGCTGCTCTCGAATACCAAACGGTGGAGATGGGTGATCCCAGGTAAAGGTGGTGATTCGGGGATTTTCCACAATCGCCGCCAACAATGGCGCCTCTGCGTATGGGTATGTCCAACACCAGTCCAACACCTCCGAGGTCTTGAAATAGTGCAATGTCCACGCCAGCGTCTTTTGAAACGCATACACAACCTTGTTCCAATCCACCACACCGTCCATGAGATGGATCGCCATACGGCTTTCAATCGCATGACCGTCGCGAGAGACAATGTGTCGATCCGTCTCCTTTGCCCGTTTTGCCAAGACTTTCAACTCGTCGTCTGCCGCGGCCTCCACGGTTTGCTTTGTCATGTAGTGAACCGCCCGTCCGTATCCGTCCTCTCGCAGAGAGAACATGGCAATTGTCGGCATAAAGTCGTTTCCAAAGCACATGACGCACATATCCACCCAATCATCGGGCTTCATGGGCAGCACTTTGCAAAGAGCGGCAATGTCAAACGTAG